GTTGATAACTCTAATAATGTTTATAAATCAGCACTTTAGCTTAAAAATACCCCGTCTGTGAGGGAAACCCAAGACCAGGTGAAAATAACCAGTAATACCTGTTATAAACAAGGTTATAAACAATTGTAGTAAAATTACCTTATAAAACACATACTTATGCAAGCTCAGGGTATTCCGCTACCTGTTGATAACTAAAAAAGTTTGATTAACTATTTAATATCATTCGTAAATATTTATCGTACTACCCGTCAGACATAATAGTTGTTGCTGATTTTTATCAATTTCTACCCGTCGCAAAACCCTCAAACCCTTGTAAATATTGCCGTTGTGTCATCCTCCTTCCAACCTCATGTTACGTTTTATCAATTTCGTGCTACTGGGCCGGGAGGGAGATTGCATACTATGTTTTGTGTAATGTCAGACACTACAAAAATTGCATTACGCTTGTGTAATGTCAGACACTACACAATTATATCAATTATGTAATATTACCAGTTGCGCGCACGTGATTAAAATAAGGATGCGAGCTCCACAAAATTCCTATTATTACTCTCAGGTGTGTACTTTTTACCACAGTAAAACTTGAGTATTTTCACTGATTACTCCTGGGTGTGTACTTTTTACCACAGTAGTTATCCACAATGTGTTATATAGCCTCCGCCCTCCACTTTGCCCGTCTATATAGCCTCCTTCCTCCACCTATTGTATAGTATATCCCTTATAATATAGTGTGTTATATACCTATATCCTGATATATTACATACTTACATAACCATAGTCCTATAAGTTATCTTATGTCTACATATAATAATTCCAGCTACTTAGATAGGATATTCTGGGTGGAGTGATATATGTAGAGTTATACACAGCTTGTGCTCCACTTCAGCAGTTTATTAATCGTGTCTGTTTAAGTTTTTTTCCTCCAGCCGAGGGGAAAAGTAATTCTTTTCTCCCGACCCCCTCCAGACCCGGAACGATAGGAGAGGGGTGGGTTGGAACTATAATATGGGAATCGTAAAGATAACTTCCGGTTTCCAGAATATTTATAAAATAACGCCGTAAGACTGTCTGTATTAACTGACGGAGCAGTCATTAATACTGGGCAAGGATACTGCCTGCTTTAGCTGACGGTAGTTGACTCTATATACGTAAAAAGATACCTTTCCCATAATCGTTTAAATCCCAAAACCTTTTTTGTGTGCGAAATCGGTTTCCGGAAAATTTCAGAAAAAAAATTCAAAAAAATGTTTTACGTGGAGCTGGTAATTTTTTGAGTTTGACAGAATTGTTTTTTTAGTGTAGTTTACATTTTGGGATTGGGGCTGCAATCCTTAGGCTATACCGTAGAGGCCCGACAGTTTTAGCGTTGGGAACAGTCACAAGTTGCATAAACCAGGGGTAGTTGACTTTCATGGCTGATACTTCCACCGGCGGGCGCAAAACTAAAGACCGGGAAATTACCAATAATTTTAATCCGGACAAGCGGGGCAATTTGTCCAGGCGCGAACTAAATAAAGTTAAAAAGTCAGTTAAAAAGTCAAGTTTCTTTTCAGATATTCCGGATATAGAAGATGTTGATGGACTTCTTGATGGTGATAGTGTTTCTTTTCAGATTCTGAAAGATATGCGGGAAGCTTATATTTCATCTAATGGAAAAAATAAACTGAAAAATATGGTGAAAAATGATAAGGATTTTGCCGTTGTAGTCAAGGAATTGCTAAAGGTTGAATCCGCTCTTCTTTCCGCTAAAATGAAAAGGGATGGGGATGGGGATGGCAAGACTGGCAATTCAGTGGCGGTGTTCGTTATCATCAAAGGGTTGGAAGATGAGCAGAGAGTTGATAAGGCGATTAAACTAACCGATACCGGAGTGGATTTAGAGCAGGTGATGAATGCTCTTGATCCTAATGCTGAGAAAAAGGTGGAATTTGAAGAAAAAATGGAGGGGCCGGAGACATGGTAGAAGAGGGTATAGTAGAAGTTAAGTGTAAAGATATAAATTTTAAGTTCATCAACACGCCGACAGCGCCATACCTTGTACGGGAAATATTCAACGACAATTATAAAATATTAGAAAAAGGTCTGCAATTCCAGCCAAATGATATTATCCTGGATATCGGAGCTAATGAAGGAATGTTTTCAATTATGATGGCTAGGTTGTTTCCCTTTACTAAAATTATTTCTCTTGAACCGGTTCAAAAAACTTTCTTTACCATGATCAGGAATATAGGGTTGAATGGAGTTGCCAATATTTATCCGTATAAATTTGGGGTGGGCGGCAAAAACAGTAAGTCGGAGACAATCTACTGTGATAAAATATATTCCGGCGGTTCGTCTATGGTGGTTACACCCAATTTTGAATCTCAGGATATAGTAAATGTTGAAGTTGTGGCATTTGATGATATATTTAACATCTGTAAATTCTCTGAAATTGCTGAAATTGATCGCGTTAAACTTCTCAAAATGGATATCGAGGGAGCCGAGTACGAAACCCTTTACAATTCCACCTGTCTTTCTAAAGTTGACAATATGGTTGCTGAGTTCCATATTAATACCAGACTTGAGACGATGGGATATGATATAGATGAATTAGCCACGTGGGTTGGGAGTAAAACAAGATTGGTTTGTTTTGAGAAAATGAGGATGGCGGAGTAATAAATTTTAACTTTAAATTTTGAGGGAGGAAAGTAAATTATGGATAAACTTACAGTAGTGTTTGACAGTGGCGTGATGTTTTTAGGCAGATTGGAAGGCAATAAACTATACAATCCGAGAGTAATGACGATAACCTGCGGAGACCCGGCCAGTTTTGATCCGAAGGAAAAGAAAACTATGGTTAATCTTTCTCCTCTTCTGTTTTTCCCTGAATATATAATTTTAACCAATTACACATTCAGATATCCGTTTCCTGAGGACATTGAGAAAAATGTGTATGAATTATATTTACAAATGATTAAGTCCAGACCAACAGTGGAATCTGTTACGTAACACGAAAACAGAAATCGTAAAACGAAACAAAATTTGAACTTGCGCTAAAATTGGAGCTATTGTGGTTACGGAAGAAAGTAAGGTTTTTCAAGTCGTATATGATTATTCGGATGTGCCGACTTTAAAAAAGTTTACGGTGGATAATAGCCGCGTTCGCATGGTGATGGGGGCCTTTGGCTCCGGAAAATCTTCCGCATGTGTGTTTGATATAATGAGAAGGGCAAATGAACAAAAACCAAGTCCGGACGGAATCAGAAGATCGAGATGGGCAGTTGTTCGCAATAGCTACACACAACTTAAAGATACGACCATTAAAACTTTCCATGATTGGTTTCCCCCAAGACTCTTTGGCGAGTACCGTGTTACTGACCATACCTATATCATTACTAAATTTCCCAATGTCCACCTGGAAGTTTTGTTTCGGGCTTTGGACAGACCTGATCAGGTATCAAATTTGCTTTCGCTGGAATTAACCGGAGCGTGGTTCAACGAGGCGCGTGAATTTCCAATGACTATTATTGATGCCATGGATGGTCGTATTGGTCGTTATCCAAGCGGAAGGGACGGTGGAGCTTCATGGTATGGGATGATAATGGATACAAATCCCCCGGACGATGGATCGATGTTATACAAACGTTTTGAAGTCATTCGTCCGGAAAACTGGAAAATATTTAAACAGCCTTCAGGATTATCAGCGCATGCGGAAAATACAACCCATTTACCAAAGAACTATTACATCAATCTTGCCAAAGGCAAGGATGAAATGTATAAACGTATTTATATTGACGGACAGTATGGGTACCTCGTCAATGGGAAACCGGTATTCCAGTCATTTAAGGACAATATCCATGTCGCGTCCCATCAACTTGAGCCGCAAAAGGGGCTGGACGTGTTGACGGGATTTGACTTCGGACTTTGCTATGACGATCAAACAGAAGTTCTAACAAAAGTAGGATGGAAGTTTTTTAAAGAGGTTACCGATAAAGATTTAGTAATGACAAAGAATTTTGATACAAATGTAATTGAATATCAAAAACCAAGTAAACGTATAGTACGAGAACATGATGGAGATATGTATCTTTACGAAAATCAAAATGTAAATTTTTGTGTAACTCCAGAACATATAATTCCTTGTCGAAAAAGATATGGGTATGATGGATTGATTTATAAAGGAGAGCATAGGGTTACCGCTAAATATTTATTTGAAAATACATCAAAGCATTATGCTGTTGATCTTAGAGCCAAATGGGATGGGAACTCAAAAGGTTTATTTGGTCCGTTGAAATGGGAATCAAGTGTATTTGCTAAATTTATGGCTTTATATTTAAGTGAGGGATGTTGCGATAGAGTAAATAGTAGAATTAGTATTGCCCAAAACAAGCAAGATAAAATGTTTCAGAATATCTTAGATGATACAAAACTTGTCTGGTTAAGAAGAAAAAACGTTTGGCGTTGCTCCAATAAAATATTAAATAATTATTTAAAACAGTTCGGACACGCTGGTGAAAAATATATTCCTTTAGATATAAAGAATATGTGCATTGAGGATATTGAATCATTTATTATGGTTTATACTCACGGAGATGGGCATATTAGAATAAGAAAAAATGGTTCAATTGAGCATACTATATTTACTATATCAAAAATAATGGCTGATGATTTACAGGAGTTGGCATTAAAAGTTGGATGGTATGCAAAAATACGAATAGTAAAGCCTCAAGATTCAACGATATTTGAAAATGGGAAAGGTAGAATAATTCATAACGAAGGTGGTTATTGTATAACATTTAAAAAACGAGCGAAAGTTTCAGAATTAGCAAAAAACCATTTTTCTAAAATTTATTATTCTGGAAAAGTATATTGCCTGACTGTTCCTAATGGTACTTTGTATATTCGTAGAAAATTAACGCCAAGTTGGAATGGGAATTCTCCGTCTTGCGTAATCGCCCAGATAACTCCTCTCGGTCAACTCCGCATCCTTGATGAATTAGTTTCCGATGGCATGGGATTGCGCCAATTCTGCGAAAATCAACTTCTTCCGCTATTACGTCTTAAATATTTCGGTATGAATGTCGTGGGATTCGGTGATCCTTCCGGAGTTTCCAGGGCACCGACAGATGAATCAACCTGTTTTGAAATTCTCCAAAGCCCGGAAATTGGTCTGCGTAATGTTACTCCTGCACCGACTAACGCTATCCTTCCCAGAGTTGCGGCTGTGGAAAATTTCCTGAATAAAATGTATGCCGGAGAGCCTTCTTTTATCCTTTCTCCCAATTGCTATTATCTCCGCAAAGCTATGAACGGTGGATATCATTATGAAAAAGAGCCAAGAAGCTTAGGCGAAGAATACAAAATTATGCCTGTGAAGAACTTCTCGAGCCATATCTGTGATGCCTTACAGTATCTTTGTATGTTTATCGCTGAAAAAGATGTCCATGATAAGCGTTGGAAGGATTTAAGTTCAAGGGTTAACCTGACAGACTATAAACCGGTTAATTCAATCGGAGGGTATTGAACAATTGATTTTGTGTAAAATTTAGTCACTACAATTTAAAACAATTGATATAAAATTCAGGAGAAAATCAATGGATAATATAAAATCAGAGTTTCAGGAATCAAAACGTAATTCAGAAGTAATGGTATCATTAGGCGCGCGCCTCTATAACCAGTTCCTGACCAACGAAGGTTTCCGGTTTGCCAAAGAACAACAATGGCTGGAAGATTTGCGCGCATACAAAGGTCTATACGACCCCGATATAAAAATATCCGCCAATGCTTCCAAAGTGTACCCCAAACTAACGCGCTCAAAAGTCAACATTGTCCTCTCCCGGCTTCACGAAATGCTGTTCCCTGAAAATGATAAAAACTTTGAAATCAAACCGACCCCGGATCCCAAAGTTTCTTCGGAGATAATTGAAAGAATAATTCAGAGTTTGCTTCAACAAAAAATGATGGAAGCGCAAATGGAAGCGCAAATGGCTATACAGCAAGGCCAGTCCGGATCTATGCCCGGACAGCAGCCTCCCGTCGAGTTTCCATCCATAGAAGATGTCCGACTTGCTATTAAAGCTTTTACTGATGCCACCTGCGAATCCATGTCCAGGGTAATTGATGACCAGTTGCTTGAAATGGATTATCCTGAAGAAACCAAAAAAGTTCTTAAATCAGGTTTGCTTTACGGAACCGGCATTATGAAGGGTCCCATGATTAACAAACGTACTAAACATAAATGGGAACCAAACGCCCGGGGTGATTATCAGGAATCCAGAGAAACTGAAGATATGCCTTATTTTGAAGCTATCCGTATTTGGGATTGGTACCCGGATATGACCATTACCGAACTTTCCATGATAGAGGGAAGTTTCGAGCGTCATATAATGTCCAAACATGATATCCGCGATCTTATTATCCGGGAAGATTATTACAGCGATATTATAGAAAAGTTCTTATCAGAACATCCCAATGGTAATTATACCGCAAAGAATTGGGAAATCCAGCTTCAGACAATTGAAATGGAAGCTGGCGCTAAAAGCACTGCCACAACAACATCCTATACTGCGATTAATAATACCAGCCGCGCCTCCAACCGTCAAATCGGCAAGAAATATGAAGTTCTTGAATATTGGGGATACATAGACGGTTCCGACCTTGAAGCGTGCGGAGTTGATGTTCCAGACCCGACATTAGAATATGCCGCAAATGTCTGGATAATAGGAAAAACAATTATAAAGGCCAGTTTGTTTGAAGGAGCTCTTAACCGCTACAAACTGTTTTATTACGAAAAAGATGAAACCAGTCTGTATGGAGAAGGGTTGGCCAGAGTTATGCGGCACAGCCAGATTGCCGTAGCATCTTCCGCCCGTATGGTATTGGATAACGGCAGTGTATGCAGTGGCCCTCAATTGGAAGTCAACTGGTCGCTTCTTACTTCCGGACAGGACATGTCTTCTGTTTATCCCCGGAAAATATGGTATAGAGAAGGGCGGGGCATTGAATCTCAGTACCCGGCTATCCGCAATCTTAGTTTCGAGTCCCACATCCCGGAACTTATATCAATTTCCAAGTTCTTCATGGAGTTTGCCGATATTGAAACCACTCTTCCAACCTGGCTGGCCGGTCAGATGGTCAACAACGAAACCGCGCAGGCCGCTTCCGGTCGCATGGCAACTATAACCATAAGCATAAAAGACATAGTAAAGAACTTCGATATGTTTACCGAGCACATTATTCAGGATCTTTACGCCTGGAATATGGAATTCAATCCCCGACCGGAAATAAAAGGTGATTACAGTGTCAAAGCGCGTGGAGTATCTTCTCTTATTATGAAAGAAATCCGTATGCAGTCAATAAATCAGTTTATGTCAACCCTCAGTCCTGAAGATTTAATCTACATTCCACGCAGGGAATTGTTAGCTGAGCGTTTAAAAGTCCACGATCTCAATATTAATCTGAAAACAGAGGAAGAAGCCGACAAGATTCGCGAGCAACAGTCTAATTCTGAAATGGCTATACTGGAAAAAGAAATGTTAAAATCTGATATTGCTAAAAATAAGGCTCAAGCCATGACCAATCTTGCAAAAGCGAAAGGAAAGAATATCGAATCCAATAAATTAGCTGAAACTTTACCTGAAATTCCGGAAAATGAGTCGCCTGAAATGAAAACAGCAAGACTAGAGGAGGAACAGGCCAAAATTGATGATCAGAGAACAAAAACTGCCTTGACTGTTGACAAATACAATATGGACAAGGTATCCATGGCTAAGGATATGGAACGTCAAGACCAAAAACATGCCGTAGAAATGGCCGGAAAGATTTTAGAACACAAAACTGCTATGGATATTAAAAGGGAAACAGCAAAGCATAACATAAAAATGAAGGAAAAAACAATGAGCCAGCCAAAAACAAAATCAGTTAAAAAAGGAGAAAAATAAATGCAGGAAGAAATGCGTAAAAAAGCTGAATTAGTCGCAGCAGTCAATGGGTTCAACCGTACACCTCCAATGGACGCTGTAATTGCCCTTCTGGATTTCTACATTGAAATGATCAGAATCCGGAATGATGTCGCTCAGGAATCAGAACTCAAGTACAATCAGGGAAAAATTGCCGCATACCTGGAGTTAAAAGATACAATGGTCAGGGGAAACCCGCAGGTACCGGTGATGATGAATGGTAATATCACAGGTTAATGTCATAGTCCAACTAAAAAATTGTTTGACAGTAAAATAAAATTGTGGCATATGGTAATCGTAAATGCATAAATGTGTTTTAAAAAAAGATTTGAGACGAGATTCAGCAACTTTTAACCATCAACCAAAAGAGGGGAACAGGGAGGATGGCGAAGTAAAGTTATCGAAACAGGAAGCTATTGAACTCTGTAAATTAGCTCAGGGAATTAAGAGAATTTTGGAGTCCAAATTAGCGAAAGCCTAAGTCTTAAGTAATATACGAGAAAAAAGGTTGACATTTAGGGATTAAGTTTCCCTTCTGTCAACCTTTTTTTATTTACAAAAATGAGAGGGAAATTTTTATGAAAAAAAAACCGGATGAAAAAACTGTTGCGGATATGTCACAACAGGATGAAGCGTTTAATGAAGTGTTTGATGAAGCGTTTAACGAAGCAGAGGGGAAAGATGATGGCGGAACTGTTGCTTCCGGCATAACCGGCACAGATGATCTAAAAAAAATCAATACGAAACCGCCTCCAGGAAAAGTGGCAGAACCGTCTCCGGTTAATGATAAAGAAACAGATTCTCTTCCAGCAGAAGACTATGAGCAAAAATGGAAAAGTCTCAATGGGATAATTAAATCCAGAGAAACCGAGTTCAAAGCCAAAGAAGCGGAATACCAGGCAGAGATAGAGAAACTCAAAAAACCTCCCGATTCTCTTCCTGTTGATGATAAAAATAAAAAAGTAGAAACCGAACTGGATGTTGACGCTCTTTTAAAAAATCTTAATCTCAGTGATGAAG